CAACAAGAGGCATTCGCCCTGCTAATGTGCAGGCTGGCCAATATCGTGTTGCCGTACAGCAAGCACCAGAGAGTCAGTTAATGGGACTTGCCCGTGGACTGAGTTCTGTCAATCGTGGTCTTGAGGCTTATGCTGGCATTGCAGAAATACATCGTGAACTAGGTGAAGAGCGTGGTGCATTAGAAGCTGCCCAAGCTGATCTTGCTCAGGCAACTAAAGAACTGGACAGAGCGGGGCAAGCCTTAGTGGATCAAGGCATTATGCCTAAGTCACACTTGCGAGGTTTTCAACAAGCGTATCAAGAGAATATAGGCAAAAGACATGTACGTACCTATATGTCACAACTTAACGAACGCTGGAACGAAATCACCAACCCTGAAGCTTCGGATGACATCATAGATCGTGTCTTGACTGAGGAGCGGCAAAAGGTGCTAGATAACTTTGGGGAGAATAAGCAGGCGATCTTAGGCTTTGTTAAACATGCAGAAAATTTTGACCTCAACTTTGTCAATAAAGCTGTAGCTGCAAGAGATAGGCGAGTTCAAGCTTACAATAAATCTCTAATTATTGAGGATCTGAACAACAATTTTAGCCCATTACTCCAAAGTAAGGACACCGACTTAGGTGCAGTCACGCAACAAATCAAAGGGGAGTTGGATCAGATGGTTGAAGCTGGATCTGTTGACCGTAGCGAGGCGGTAGAACTTTTTTGGAATGGTGTCGCTATCCCTACAATTAGCGAGTTAGCTACCACAAATCCAGATCGGGCAGAGATTTTATTGGATTCCATTCTTGATATTGACCTGACAGGAAGAGGGGGGAGACTTGGTAATATCAACCGTGAAGGAGCGTATATCAAATCAAAATCAATAGATTTACAGAATCGAATAGATCGTGAACGAGAGCGGATAGAGGCACTATCACCAGAGCTAGGCGATAGAATACTTAATGATTACCGTTCAGCAAGCATGGCTGTGTATTCTGGATTACTTCCTGAAGATGACCCAAACTATCAAGAAGATTTAGAAGAGAAAGGTCGTGAAGTCGTCAGGGCATTATCCGCATCTGGTATGCCGATAGAGGAGGCTGAACAAGTAGCACTGACGCTTCTTCGCTCTCAGGATATTGATAGTTTACTCTCTTATATGTCGTCTGGCTACACAGCCAACGAAAATACACGTACCGCATTTCTTGATGAACTGGATAATATGCGTAGGTTTACGACCATGATGGCACAGCAGGCTACTCTAGTCGTGCCGAAGGAAGAAGCCGATGCCTATGTACAGCAATTTACATCTATCTTGGATGATGGTGTCGAAGTGAATGCAATTCAGTTTGCCGCCGCTAATCAGATTACTGACCCACGATTAAAAGCACAGTTGCGTAAAGCCGAACTCGACTACGAACGCATCAACTGGTACGTCAACTCTGATGAGCATGAGAATCGCTTGCCAGCCATTAGGGAAATGATGAGCAATACTTTGAACGAGATTCAACAGTCGAATGAAGTAGATCTTGTGTTTGAGAATAAGTCTGAACTGCAAACTGCATACTACCCTGATGACCTTGTGGCGGAATATGAACAGGAATACACTCAGAGTATGCGTCAAGCAAGTTCTGGGACTACGAATACAGAAGAATTTGAGCAAGCTGGCAAATTACACAATCAACAACTTAAAGCCCTACAAAGCAAGTTCGAGAATTGGGTTAAGACAAAATCTGCAACTATCCGCTCTCGCACTGACAGGGAGCAGGACTTAACTGTACCTCAAATTGTCCCATCAAAGCAAGCAAGCGATAACTTAAAAGCGTTCACGCAATCCAGCGGCGACCTCTTTAGTCGCTCAGTTATTGTGCGTAAATCACTTGGTTACTTTGATCCAGGACAGGTAGGTAAAGAGCCAACCGAACTCGGACAGCTTTTAAATAATTTTCAGGAAGTTGCAAATTTACCATTAGCTTCTGCACGTCCTGCCGCTATACGGTATGTGGATGGGTTACTTGCCGCCAAGCGTGATGGCTTAATCACTAAGGAGGCTATGCCACTGCTGGAGACGCACCTAAAAGATCTGCGAGCAGTATATGGATTTTCCACACTAGACGAGGCCACGAGGGAGGAAGGGCAAAAATATAAGCTCAGTGTGCCTTACTTTGTTGATGCAGCACAGTTACGCTCATTTGGCGAGCAGGCAAAAGCTGAACTAGAACGCTATCAGAGTGCAGGTGCAAGTATTCGTGAAATTGAAGCATATCCCGCACTTGAAGAACTTCTACAGAAATTCAACCTTAGTCCGACCAATGAGGATCTATCCTTGTTTTACACAAATCAATATCGGAAATTACAGCAGTAATGAGCCTTGATTTTGATAAGCTGGAGCAAGAGGTTGATAGGGAGTTAGGGGTTGCTCCCGTATCAGTGCCTCCAACCTTGGAGTCTACAGTTAATCTGTCAGCACAACCTAGCACATTGTCCTTGTATGACAATCGGATGGATATTGCGAATCGGCAGCAAAACTCATGGCAGCATACAGGGGCTGTAGCAGGTATTGGTAGAACCCTTGGGCGTATTCCAATACGGGCAGCTGAAGATATATACAATGCGGCAAATGAAATATTTCAGTTTGGAGAAAAAGCGGAATGGGATGAGGCACTATTTGGAGCACCTATTAACAAGGTAGAGGATTTTGCTGCCGACTTTGGCAGTTACTTGGTTACATTTCTTTTCCCTGGAGGCACTATTGCGAAGGGAGTAACTGCATTAAGCAAGGCAACGATTGCCGCTAAGACTGCGAAGATTACCGCAACTCTTAAGAAGACCAGTGGAGGCAGGAAGTTACTTAAGTATTCCACGATTGCGGCAGAGGGTTCTATTGCAGGAGCAGTAGCCGACTACCTTAATACCGAGACAGGTGATGAGACTGGGCTGGAAGCTATCCGTACTAGAATGATGGAGGCCTACAAAGGTGCTATCATAGGTGCTGGCTTGAATATTGGATTGTTTGGACTCAAGAAATACGTAGGCGTAAAGCTTAATGTACTTCGCAAAAAGAAGAAACTGGCAAAAGCGATAGAGCGTGGCGAAGATGGCAAAGAAGAGTTGGTACAACTAAGCAAGGCTCTGAAGAAAGAGGAAGCAGTGCAGTCAGATGTGCATCAAGAAGTCACTGCGATGGATAATCTAGTCAAGGATGTAGACATAGACAATCCCAGTCCTAGCGTTTCACCTGATAGTCGAGCAGTAGACCTAGTGGATAAGCCAACTGAAAGTGTGGTCGATGACTTTGTGCCTACTAAGGAAATTGATGATGTCCAAGCTGAAATACTGAAAGGCAATAAGGAACTGGAGTGGTATCTTAATAACGGCGGCAAGCTGCCTGACCAACTTAACACGCTAGTCGCTCTTACTAAGAGTCTAAACAGTAAGTTTGACCCAATCTTCGTAAAGCTAATCAAGCAAATTGGTGAAGCAGGCAAGGGGAAGTACACGCCAGATAAGGTTGAAGCCTTAAAGGAAACATTGATTAGCATGGAAAAGCGTCTTGAGCAGCATAAGCTACTCATGAAATTTCGTGCCATTGCTGGGAATTATGCAGGTAAAAGCTTGCGAGCATTCCGTGGTGATGCTGCAAACTTTTCTCGTCCATTCCAGTATAAAGAAGGAACCCGCCAACGCTTGCAGCAGATTGATAGTATGTTGGAGTTCATCCGTGGCACACGCCAAGGTACAATCACTGATGACCAGTTGGTTGAGGGTATCAAAATTAGGATGAACAATCTGGAAAAAGTCGGCAAGACAGGGCGGCTGGATACACTATATCGCCGCCAGCTCGCAGACATGCAGGAAAAGAATGTTACTACAATTTGGGAGAAGTACAAAGAAGAGATTGGCGGATATGTAGTCAACCACCTGACACCTGGCAAAGCAGCACAGAAAGCATTGCTCGATCAGTTTACGAGTGACACCAAGAAGGTAATTACCCAATTACTACCCAAAGCAAAAGGGGCGAAATCGGTACGGTCAGCTTTGGAGTTAGTGCAGGATCAGATGAAGAATCCTGAGAAGCTGCGTGAAAGCTTAGAGGAAGCGATTACTGCACTAGAGAAGTCTGATTTACCAGATGATGTAGTTGAGGAAGCTGTAGCCCAATTACGTCAGCCTCTTGATACAGTAGGTCAACGCCTTTTCTCAGCAACGCCATCTAGTAAGAAGTTGGTGGCTGAAGTCGTAAAGCAAGAACTAGACAAGATGGGGGTCAAGTTGCGGCGAGCAGTTGCGGAAGGCAATGAGGTCAAAGTCTTAGAGGATGTTGTATCTTCAATCAGCAAGCAGGTAAGTTTAGGCCCGAATGAAAAAGATGAATTGATGAATTTGGTGCGTGAGCAGTTAGGTGACGCAATCAGTGATATACGCAACCAGACGATCCGTGACTTTATTAGCAGTGAGTTGCACCAGAAGTTTATGTTATCTGGCGAGATTGCAGACATTGCCGACATGTCAGGTCGCCCACTTAATGAAGTCCGTGACTACCTCATTAAGACCGCAAAGAATCGCAAGCAGACTCCAGAAGATATACAGTTCCTGCGGAAGCAACGTGACATAGCCAAGCGTGAACTGGAACAACGAGTAGAGAAGGCATACTTTGTGGAGTTACTAGAGCGTTTATCTAAGATGCAGCAGTATCAAACGACCACACTTACTAATTATGAATTAGGTGTTAGTCTCTTAGAACAGTGGCGATACAATGTGGGGATGCTCTTGTCGCCCCGCACATGGTTTATTGGCCCCGTATCAGCAATCTTGCAACTCTCCGCACAGCCGCTACACAGAGCGTTAAGAACTTTCTTTAAGACAGATGCACAGAAGAAGGCAGGGAAGCTTGGTGAGGATGCAAGTGCAGTACGTATGGCTTTAACTGAGCTTAGTAGCACATACGAATATTTTAATAACTTGGGGGATATGTGGAATCTCTTTTTTAACACATTCAAGAACGGTGGTTTCAGTTTATTTAACCCCAAATCCATCCAGAGACACGCAGAGTATGTAAAGAATGCGGTCGATAATAATGACCCAACGCAGTTAATGTTTAAGGATCGTGCCTTGCTCAAGGATATGATTCGCCTCTACGTTCCTGACACTCCAGATAGTCGAGGACGTATGCGTAAATTTTTTGAGGATATATCAGATGGCACACCAGAGGGCGGCATTGGTAAGGCACTGGAATTAATGTTCAGTGTTTCTCAGCGAGTAATGGGTGCGCTTGATGATCCAGTAACTTTGCTTGGCACACGCAGAGCGTTACGTGCCAAAGCTACGCAAGATGGTTTACTGCAAGGGCTTGAAGGCGATAAGCTTAGTGACTTTGTCGAAAACTATATGAGTGAAGCCATAACTAAAGACGGTGGTTATCCTATGTGGGTTGGACGTGAAGAGTTATCTGACGTAGAGCAATTAGGTTTAGCGGTGTCTTTTCGTGCTGACTACACGGATCAATTCCTTTCAGCGACCGCACGTAGTTTCGCACACTGGTCACGCAATGGTGCTGATGCGTACAGCAATCCTGTTAAGTTTCTTGCTCGCTGGTCAGTGCCATTTATTAAGACCCCTACAGCAATCTTGCAATTCACAATAGATAATATCCCTGGACTTGCACAAGGCAAAGCTGTTTCACATTGGCTTGGTTTATCTGAAGTGCATGGTCAAAAGAAAAAGGTCATGCAAACCTTGGAAGATGCCCGAAATGTTCGCAAGGTTGCGGTAACTCCCAATGAGCGTAAAGCGGCAGAACAAGCTATCCGCACACAGGAAGAGTTGCTTGAGGGGATTGAAGATAAGCTGATAGAGCAAGGAGCCGAAGTAAATGCAACTGGAATTACGGCAACTGGATTTTCTATAATGATAATGCAGTTGGTGCAATCTTCACGCATTACTGGCACAGGCTCTTATCTCCCTGAAGAGATGCGGGAAAATATACGCCGCCATGGAGGTAAGTTTAACCACATGTATATAAATACACCGTTTGGTGAATATGCGATTGACTACTCACGCATGGAACCTTGGTCTGCATACATCTCTGCATACGCTGACTACTTCGCCTTAGCTGCATTAACGCAACAGTACCCAGAGTTAGAGTCTGAACTAAATACAGGTGCAAGTATGATTCAGTCCTACATGGTAGAGCAGCTCGGTAATAAATATTTTGTGAAAGGTCTATTCGAGTTAATTAGACCGTTTGTGGATGAAGATTATGACTTTGCAATGTCTGGATCAAGTTATGCAGAGTCTTTATCACCTAGGGTTTTGCGTGAATTACGCACAGTAAATGAAGAGTTTGAAAAGCAATACACTGACTGGAAGAGTAAATTCATGTACCGTGCGTTCGGCTCCCCAACTGGTCAATATGTACGTAATGCACTAGGGGAAAAAGTTAAACGGCAATGGACTCCTGACGGGTGGTTCAATTACTTCAGCCCAATTAGTGTGAGTGAAGTAGAGAACGATCCAGTCTCAGGTGAACTTCGTACACTCTGGGGGAATGTGGGTTACTTGCGTGAATGGAAAATAGACGGCGTGGATACACGCAATTACAGATCAACTAATGGGCAGACTCTACATGACGCATGGATGGATGCGATTGATCACAATAAGCAACGTGCCGATTTGCAACAGCTTTTCCGCAGTGGCAAGTACCAGCGAGCTTCTATCATCAAGGAAGATGATAAGGACGTGACAAGGACTAACCTAGTAAATGATGTAATTCGGAAGTACCGAAACAAAGCTTGGAAAAAGGTCACAAAAGATCCACAATACAATAATTTCTATGACTCTGAAGGCACATCATGGAAAGAGCAAAAGGAGATAAATACCAATGCCCCTACGTCAGCACCACCAACTTACAATCAGTTACTTGGTTTTTAACTAATACATTATCATGGCTAACACATACAGAACTTACGAAGGAGACGGATCTCAAACTACTTGGGCAATACCTGTTTCAGACTGGATCAGTGATTCTCACATTATTGTGCAACTGGACGCAGATGGTGAACGCTATGACGTTGATAGATCAGGTGCGTACTCATTTAGTATCAGCGGGTCCGATATTGTTTTTGATGTAGCACCAGCAGACGGTGTGAAGTTCACTGTGATGCGTGACACTCTCGGCAAGGACTATGACGACACTGCACTGGACTACGACTTTAACGATGGGTCAGTGGTCACAGCAGATCAACTTGATGGGGTTTATCGACATGCACTTTATCTGGCACAAGAGGCGGCAGACTTAGCCTTTAGGAAGGCAGCATTGACTGACAATAGCGTATTAGCATACGACTCTAGTTCCTCTCAATGGGAGGCACTGCCATTAGGTTTAGTTTACGACTCTACCAATGACACATTCGGTTTTGGTGGAACATCGCAATCCGACTACAAGTTTCGTTTTAATGGGGATACTCTCATTAAAGAAGATGGGACAAGTAATGGTGCAGTTTTGACCATCGAAAACACAGATGTAACCAATCAACAGGCAACTCTAATAGTTGCTGCAAGTACACCACAAGTGCAATTTAAAGACTCGAATGGTGACACCGATAAGAAATACTTTTTACACACTTATCAAAACGGAGTCTACCAATTAGTCGCACAAGATGACGCTGGTAATGCGAAGTCAATCATTCCACTGCGATTGCAGGAAGATGGTAAAACTGTCTTGGGTGGAACCTCCTCCCAAAATGCAGACGCTGGATACCAACACACATTTTACGGGGATGTGTTGATGCACGACACCGATGCCGGAAATGAATGTATACTGAAAATTCAAACTGAAGGAACAGACGCCGACGACCTTGCCGCAATTATTTTGGAGGGAACTTCATCCACAATTATATTCAAAGACAACGACGCACCAACTGATAAAGGCAGGGCGCATATTGGGATAGACAACAACTACCTGAACTTTGCAGTCTATAATAACGAAGGAAACACTCTTTACGGAGTACCTTTGCAGATTGGAACAGGATCAAATCCAGCCGCTGCCAATAACAGTAGCGGCGAGAAACATAATGTTTTATTAACCGATCTACCAACTTCCGACCCAGGAGTTACCAATGCCATTTGGAACCGGGGTGGGCATCTTGCGGTAAGTGGACAACTCCCCGCTATCTACGACAGTGGGTGGGGGACGAGCCTTGCGGGCACTGCCTTGGCCGCAAACACCAGTATGGGCATTACAATTGATGAAGACTTATACAATAATTTAGTGTTTCGGAATGTTCAGGTCTTTGCAAGAAACTCTAGTAGCGCTACCAACCAGTTCATGCCAATTTCAACAAGTTTTATAGTGGAAGAGACTTCAGGTGGCACACAGTTTTCTGTCGGTGTTAAATGGTCAGCAGCAGCAGTAGGAGGAATCTATTATATTTATATCGAAACAGGTGACTACGCTACTTTAGAAAGTGACGCTCCATCTTTTTATGAGTGGGTAACACACCTGGATGAAATTCGTGTAACCATCACATAACATGAGCAAAGCAAAGCAAGAATCTTTAGAGCAGTTGCACGTAGCGACTGCCGACCTACTTGGGCAGGCACTCAAAGACATGAAAATGTCCGGTGAGTACAACGCCGCTCTTGTCGGGAACGCTATCACCTTCCTCAAGAACAACAAAATTGAAGCCGACCTTACCGATGAGAATGCAGTAGGCAGCACCATCGCAGATGAATTACCTTTCACTGTTATTTCACCTGAACAGGAACAAGAAGAGTACGCACAGCAGATGTGAGTAAGACTAAGGAACGCATAGAAGGGCTACGGGATTTTAAGAACTTCCTGTATATGTGCTGGAAGCATTTGAATCTTCCGAAGCCTACGCCTATCCAATATGACCTTGCCGACTATCTCCAGAATGGACCGAAGCGTTGTATCGTCCAAGCGTTCCGTGGCATGGGTAAGTCCTATGTCACCTCCGCATTTGTAGACTGGTGCTTATATCACAATCCAGCACTCAACATCTTGGTCATCTCAGCATCTAAGGATAGAGCCGATGCGTTCACTACCTTTACCCTACGACTGATAAGAGAGATACCGGAGTTGCAATGGTTGATGCCAGATCGACATCAGCGACAGTCAGCTATCGGGTTTGACGTAAAGCCTGCACCAGCATCGCACACAACTAGCGTCAAGTCTTTGGGTATCAACTCCCAGATGACAGGTAATCGTGCGGACATTATTATTGCTGACGACATTGAGGTGCCAAACAACTCTATGACTCAGGGGTTGCGGGATAAGCTGGAGCATCAGATTAAAGAGTTTGAAGCTATATACAAGCCGGACAACCCGCAGGCTCGCATTATCTTCCTTGGTACACCACAGACCGAAGATACAGTCTACTCAAAGCTAAAGAGCAAGGGATATGAGACACGTATTTGGCCCGTAGAGTATCCGACACTCGACCAGGTAGACAAGGTTTACAATCATGAGGTTGCACCTATTATTACGAACGCAATAACTAAGGATAATGTTGGACGGTCCACGGAACCGGAACGCTTCAATGATATAGACCTTGGGGAGAGAAAGCTTTCTTATGGCAGGGGCGGGTACTCCATGCAGTACATGCTCAATCCTCGGCTGAGTGATGATGACAAGCATCCGCTAAAGCTAAATGACTTGCTTATTACGAACGTAGATAACGAAGTAGCACCAGAAAGACTGATCTACCGAGCCGACCCAAGCAACCACTGGACGGACTTGCCAAATGTAGGCTTTAATGGCGACAGGTTCCATCGTCCTGAGCAAGCAGTCGGTGATATGGTTCCTTACCGTGGTAGTGTTCTTGCCATAGACCCTGCTGGACGTGGTAAGGATGAGACTGGTTATGCGGTAGTGAAGTCTCTTAATGGATTTCTTTATGTCCCTGAATGTGGCGGATTAAAAGGAGGTTACGACGACCCTACGCTTACTGTTATTGCGGAGATAGCTGCAAGAAACAAAGTCAACACTCTAGTCATAGAGGCTAACTTCGGGGATGGTATGTTCATGGAACTGCTGCGACCTAAGATGCAGATTATACACCCGTGTAAAATAGAGGAGGTGCGGCATTCCAGCCAGAAAGAACGTAGAATCATTGATACACTAGAGCCAGTAATGGCAAGCCATCGACTTATTTTAGATCCGACCGTAGTGCAGCAGGACTACAAGACAATCCAAGCTTATCCGGCAGAGCAAAGATCTGGCTACTCTCTGTTCTACCAGATGTCACGCATCACACTGGATCGAGGGGCAATAGTCCACGATGACCGACTAGAGGCTCTTGCAATGGGAGTGAACTTTTTTACGGAACACTTAGCCCAGAACCCAGAAAAAAAGATGGAGGCGAGGCGTAATAAGATTAGGGACAAGGAACTACGTAGGTTCATGAAACATGCAACAGGCCGTAAAGCTGCGGTAAAGTCTTGGATTAAACTTTGACTTGACCTTTTGTGTTTCGTCTTAATCTTTGAAACTGAACACTACAGTGGAAAGAAAGACTATGGAAGTACGCATGATAGACGGGAAATGGTGCTTAACTGACGGCGATACTGTGATTGCTGTGTTTGCATCCAGATCCACGGCGAGACAATTTATAGTATGGAAAGCTAGACTATGAACCAGCAGCAGATCAAGGAGGACTTCACTAAAAAGCTACAGTCCATCAACTACCGCCAAGGTGATGTCTTTGAGAACTGCATGACTTGTAATAAGTACAGCCAAACAATCTTTGGTGTTAAGGAAACTACACACAACTGCACACTACTCACTTCAATGGGGGCATGGAACCATCCACAGCCTCAATATGTGTGCGATTCTTACGAAGGGAAATAAGGGTATGATGTCATGAAAACATATACTCTGAATCCCTCACACCTTCCAAACTCCTGCGAATAGGAAGGTCCACCCGATTGAGGTAGAAGTTCGTTTCAGTTTCAAGCTTAGTGAGATGATCCTTTCCTACATACAAGTCGCTTACGGTGTCACGTATGGTCTTATTTAGGTGCTCTGCATTGCAGGCATGGGTAGCATAGCAGTCGTGGATCGTGGTCAGGTGCTCCAGATCCGCATTATTGACTACATGGTGCAAGATTCCTGCATCGTGTGCGTGTATAAGATTAGCCATGATTGCATGGCGTGACTTCTTGCCGTCTGGCTGCATGGATTGGTACGCCTCGGAAAACGTAATAGTAGATCCATCAAATATTGTCTTCACCTTCCTGAACTCTGGCTTCCGGTAGTCTTGGACAACAGTAAATCCAGACGGCGATGTAAATCTTATCGGCCGCTCATGCTTTACCTGCCAATTTACCATGCCCCATAAAGCACTGCGTAAAGCCTCAGTGCTATCCAGCATGAAGCCAATGGACGCTTTGATGACGTACAGTAATTCTTTGGCAGCCTCCATAGCTTCACCTCTAAACAACTCCTGACCACCCGCTTCAACGTGCTTTGCGTAGTAGTGTACCAGCGAACTTGCCCCTCCGTACAGGCTCAAACCGTAAGGCAGGTTCATGACGATAGGCTTCACGACATCCCGATTGATGCCAATGCGTAGCCAGCCATGACGGTACTTCAATGTCTCATCACTCTTCAGTATCTCTATCACCTTCTCACTGGCATACTCGTAGATACATTGCGGTCGATCACTAGGTAGTACATTGCATAGCGTGGCAAGGTTCACATCTGCTAAGATTAGTGACAGTATCTGAGCACCATTACAACTGCCGTCCATCTGGACTGGTATATGAGAGACATAATCTGTCCCCTTATCCAATACACCCTTCCACTCTAGGCAGAATGCCAAAAAACTCCAAGGCTTGCCAGCGTCATGCCACCACTTGCAGTCATACGGATTCATTGCACAGTCAGCAATCCTAGTGCTATTCTCCTGTACCCATGCTATACGCTCCTGCTTTGTTCCTCTAATGCCCCACTGATTAGCCCCATGTATAGCCAGCCAGTCGATACCATTGCCGACTTTTATTCCGTCGGCGTATTCATAGAGGCAACGCTGGAAGTCTACGCCCTGCGGCGAATTGGGCTTCATGTATATTCGGCCCCTGAAGTCCATGGTCAACGGAAAGTACACAGTGCTGTCCTTAATGACATTGGTTTGGTTTAATACTAGCATAGTCCTAGCACTCTCCATCTGGACCTTCCTGTTTTTATTGTGCATATCGTGACGATCTCTTTTAACCTGCTTTTTCTCCTCTTCCGAGAGTTCAGCCCAATCTGACCGCAATGGTATGTCGATTGCGTTATGCCTAGACAGCTTGCCGATCTCTATGTCTTTGGTGTAAGCCCATTGTACCACCTCTAACATGGTCTTATTTATACGATACGGTACATCCTGTAGGCGATTGATTGCTTTGAGTGGCAACTCCCCAACATCTGCGAGGGATAACTTACCGCCCCTTCCAGAGCGTGTCACCAGTGTGGATCTTTGAATCAGCGAGGGATACCCGCCATCGGTCATGCTAGTCCAAGGAATAGGCGGCTCCACCATGGGCATGAAAGATGGGCGATACAACTCAGCCTTGGCATGGTGCTTTTCGATCCAAGATTCCATCTCTGGTGTAGGTGCTAGGTAAACCTTAGTCTCATCATATATGCGGCGGATAAATCCAGTCTTCACTCTGACCATATCCAGCACCCAGGCAGCAAGCTGGATCTGAGTGTCCCTGTCCCATCTGTCAAAATTCACGCCCTTTGACGACACCCGTATGCACTGCCTGATATGCTGCCGAATGCTTTGCCGCTTAGCTTTCTTTACTTTATCGTGTGCCTCTTTCCATTTGTCTGGATGCAATGCCTTCAGCTTCCTAGCAGAATGCTCCACGTACAGATTGTCTGCAATCATATCGACAACGACATTGTATGGAATTGTCACACTAATATGATCCAACACTCCCCTAATACCTATCCAAGCCAAAACCACAGGCGGTAAGTATTCTGTGTACTTCAACCAGGATGGAACAAAACCAGATTTGCCAGACTTATAGTGCTGGATTTTCTTTTCGATCTCGTCGGCAACGCCCTTAACCGATAAAGCAGAAAGCCTCACTCCCGCAGAAGTAAGACTCTCTAAATGCGACTCTTTCAGTCGTTGTCTATTTTTTCGATACTGGGTTTTCCCTTTGTCCAGCATCAATTGGTTTATCGCCTCTTGCTTTACTGCCATGCAGTAACAGGATCAGAAACCAAGCTATAAAGGCAAGCAAACTCCAATTCATAGGGTGTATCCTTTCTCTGTTATGTTTCCTACATGGAAGACGACTTCGTGTGTATATAGTACCTTTCCACAGTCTGCACACTTGCGCTCCCGAATGATGCCTTGCGTGATACCGCAATCGTCGGCCTTCAACATCATCGGGCTGGATGTGTGTCTTTCATGGCAGTTCTCAATGTCTCGGCTATTGGAGACGTGGAGCTTGCCGCTGCATATTGGACAGGTTTTCATAGTATTGCTGCACCTTCCCTAAATGCTTGTGTTCTTGCATCAACAGCATTTTGGTGACCAGAAAGAAGGCCGTAATCGATGGATACACTCATTGCATTTCCATTGGGATTTGCTTTTCTCCATTCCCGCCCCGCTTTCTGCCATGTGTGCCAAGCTGAATTGGCTAGGCAGTTGTGCGGTAATTTGTGCCTGTATCTCATTGTTTTCTATTTTATTGGTTAATTATTGAGGGTCGCCAGGAGATGACCTCCCACTGTTTGCTTTTCCCTTCCCCCACGAAACGCAGGCTGATCCCTGCTGCCTTCAATTCTTCCTTGCGTTGTTTCCAGTGCTTCCAAAAATGACGTGAAGGAATGCCAAGCCGGATTTGCCGGACCTTGCCTTTTCCTGTGGTGTAGGAGCCGATAGGCTCCCACTCCACGTAGCGAAGGATTCTTTTGAGGGTTGCGGTTGTCATGATACGTATTTTTTGAGACCCCAAAATCCACGTTTGCACAGATCTTGGATACTGAAATCATCGGTTATGATGACCTTTGCACCGCAATCAATGCGGTAAATGATGCCCCTGATATGCGACAATGTAAGGTTAATGCCATACGGCAGCTCCAAAATGGAGCCTGATACTGATTTAATAGTGGTCATGAGTGGTGTTGGTTTGCTTCACTGAATCAGTATTCGTTTGTATAGGGTATGCACACAACCGTTTCACCGTTTAGCTTGGCAATGAATTTGCCGTCTTGCCACTCGCCCGCAGCGAAATGTCCATCTTCTTCTTTTTCCAAGTCTCTTTCCAATTCGCAAGTTGGATTCTGTGCATATCCAATTGAATAATTTTCAAGCTCCAAACGTTTGCCGTCTTTTTCAATAGACCATCCAATCATCCAATCCAAAAAGGATGAGTCACCTAGGCTATCAGTTTTAAACAAACGACAGTTGCCGTAATTGCCACGCACATCTCCTCCAATGTGAACACATAAAGCAACGTAGGTGTTATTGGCGTAAATCCAATCCCCACTTTCTTCGTTGGGAACGTAAATTGTAAACGTAAACACACTGGAGAAGTCGTTCTCATGATTGTAGCAATTGTCACGGTGCACCTCAATAAATTGCATACGTTCGTTGTTTTCGACAGTTGAATGTTGTTCAATAAATGTTCGCAGCTCCGGACCATTGTCCCAACCGTTGGACAATTCCTCCGGCAACTCGATTTCCTGTATAGAGATATTTTCCAGCCACTGTTCTGTGTCAATCATTGCGTCTGTCAGCCAAGTGCTGCCATTTTCGGGGGTTTGTATTGAGTTAATCATTGTTTTACTTTCTACTTAGTTTCTACTCAGATCAGGAAACCATTCCCTGAATCTGCCATTCACTATCTCACAAGATGCAGTGCAGTGCAAGGATTATTTTTCAAAGCCACTTCTTACACTACGTGTAAAAATTTTCACAAACACCCCAAATCCGCAAATCCATTCATCCTGGCATTGAATGTGGCCAGAATGCCAGAAGAGCACCAGACATTGCAAATCAGCAACTCAGATTTCAAAACAATAGCAAATACACACAAACACTCATCCCATTTGATCCAGCACCTTTGCTTTGCGTCCAGATCTGGCCACCTAGTCCAGCCATGCACTCCAGATCCACCGTCCAGTCCACCCTTGCAACTCAGAGCATCTGGCCGTCATTAAGTGTTACGCATGCACCATCCTTAAGTTGCGCACATGCGCACCCCCCCCAAGGGGGTAATCTGACGGGGTACAATACGTATA